CCCACCGTCACCATCCTCGGCCGCCGCGTCCACATCCTTGGCGCCAGTGACGCCAAAGCGGAGAAGGTCATCCGAGGCATGACCGTCGCCGGCGCCTTCGTCGACGAGGTCACCGTCATCCCAGAAGAGTTCTTCACGCAGCTCCTGGGCCGCATGTCCGTTGCCGGCGCGAAACTCTTCGGATCCACCAACCCTGATAGTCCAGCCCACTGGCTCAAGGCGAAGTTCCTCGACCGCCTCGACGACCTGTCCGACTGGCGACACTGGCACTTCACCATCGACGACAACCCATCCCTCACCGAAGCGTACAAGAACTCCATCAAGACCGAGTTCACCGGCATGTGGTTCCGCCGCTTCATCCAGGGCGAATGGGTGGCCGCCGAGGGCGCCATCTACCCCATGTGGGATCCAGAACGGCACGTGATCAACCCGGACGAACTGCCACCCATGCAAGACGTCCTCGCAGTCGGACTGGACTACGGAACCCAGAACGCCACCGCCGCACTCCTACTCGGCCTCGGCGTCGACGGGATCCTCTACTTCCTCGACGAGTGGGTGTACTCCGGCAGGGACACGCACCGGCCACTCACTGACTCAAGCCTCGCCGACCACCTCGAAGCGTGGATGGACGCCTGCCGGCAGGAATGGCAGCGGCCCCGGCTGATCCTCGTGGACCCGTCCGCAGCATCGTTCCGCACCGAACTGCAAGCGCGGGGAGTGCCGACCACTGCCGCTGACAACGACGTCCTATACGGCCTGCGGACCATGGCGTCGCTACTCGGCCAAGGCGTCCTCAAAATCTCATCCAAGTGCAAGGGCCTGATCAACGAGATCCCCGGCTACTGCTGGGACGACAAGGCAGCAGAGAAGGGCGAGGACAAGCCCGTGAAAGTCGCCGACCACTCGTGCGACGCGGCCAGGTATTGCCTGGTCACCACTGAAACCTACTGGTCTACCCGCGTGAGGAGGAACCGTGCCGCTGCCTGAAACCTCCATCGTGTGGCCCCCAGAGCGCTTCTCCGACCTGTACTCGGCGGTCCGCGTAAATGACGCCTGGTACGCCGGGAACGTCGACGTCCTGGCCGAGGAATACCGGAACCAGTCCCGTGTGATCAACCGACCGTCGCAGATGGCGGGTGGCCTGCAGGGTATGGCTGCCCGCTTCTTCTGGGGGAAGCCGACACCGCAGGGTGAGCACCGCACACGGTTGCACGTGCCGGTCGCATCCGACCTCGCCACCACCAGCGCGGACCTTCTCTTCTCGGAGGCGCCCCGGATCCTCTTCCCGGACGGTGTACCGCAGGTGGTGAAGGACCGGGCCGATCAGATCGTGAACACGCCGTCCATGCACTCCACGTTCTTGGAGGCCGCCGAGGTGGCCGCCGCACTGACCGGAGTGTTCCTGCGTGCCGTGTGGGATGCAGAGTTCGAAGACCACGTCATGGTCGACGTGGTGCACCCGGACAAGGCCGTCCCCGAGTGGCGGTGGGGCCGCCTCGCAGCGGTCACATTCTGGACAGTCCTGGACGACGCTGGGAAGCACACGATCCGGCACCTGGAACGCCACGAACCCGGGCGGATCCTCCACGGCCTGTACGTGGGTGAGACCGGCCAGTTGGGCCGCCAAGTCCCCTTGGACGAGAACCCGGCTACCGAATACCTGGCCGACATGGTCGACGCAGAAGGCGGCATCGACACGGGTGTGGACACACTCACTGCCGCGTACATCCCGAACATCAAACCGTCCCGCCGCTGGCGAACCACACCCGACCTGGCACCCTACGGCAGGTCCGACTTTGAGGGCATCGAACCACTCTTCGACTCCTTCGACGAGGTCTACTCCTCCTGGATGCGCGACATCAAGCTCGCGAAGGCCCGCCTGATCATCCCCGAAGGCATGACCGAATCCCGCGGACGCGGTCGCGGCGTCGAGTTCGACGATGACCGGGAGATCTTCACCGAGGCCCCCATGGGCGGGAAGATGGCCGATGCCGGGATCCTCCCCCAGCAATTCCAGATCCGTGTGGAGGAGCACAAGGCCACAGCCATGGAGATTCTCCGGGCGATCCTCCGTGCCGCCGGATACTCGCCCAGCACGTTCGGAGACGACCCCATGGCCGTGTCCACGACAGCGACCGAGGTGAAGGCCCGAGAGCGCATGTCGGAGCGCACAAGGGACAAGAAGTCCCGGTATTGGGCTGCAGCGCTGGCACCGTTCATCCGGACACTGATCAACGTGGACGCCGTCGTGTTTGGCGGCCAGCAGGTCGACGATCTGCCGGAGATCAAGTTCCAGGAGACCACACAGAAGGACCCCCTAGACCTGGCTCAGACCGCGAACCAGCTCCGGTCAGCCATGGCCGCGTCCACGGAGACCCTGGTGCGGATGCAGCATCCGAACTGGGACCGCGACACCGTGAACGAGGAAGTTGAACGCATCCATGCGGAGAACGGCACCATCACGGACCCGCTCACGTTCGACCGCTCATAGCTGAGGTGGTGGTGCCCGCATGAAGTGGACGCCACCACCAGACACGCCCATCGAGGACGTGGTCACGTCCATCATCGGTGAGATTGTCGCCGCGTACGTGCTCGCCGAGGAGGACATCCTCAAAGCGTTCGCTGCCGAGGTGAAGGCCGGTCTCATGCCGGACGAGCTCACGCCGCGTGAACTGGTCCGTCTGAGACGGCATGTGCAGGGCGTAGCCGACCGGCTGGCGACTGCGACCCCGGACATGATCGACACGCTGGTGGCTGTGGCGTCCAAGCGTGGCATGGGCGCAGCGCTCACCCAGCTGTCGGCGCTGCCTGGCCTGCCTGGCCCGTTCCGGCGTGTGGGTGACGCGCAGGCGGTCATGGATGTGATCGGCGACCTGACGTCGGCGTTCGAGGACGTCAGGTCGCGGATCCTGCGGTTCCCCGACGACGTGTACCGGAAGGCAATCGCCGACACCACAGCCCGGAACCTGCTGGTCTCGACCGGGCAGCGGCCAGCGCAAGCGAGCGCGTGGCGTGACCTGATCGGGCAGGGCGTCACCGGGTTCGTGGACAAGGCTGGCCGTCGCTGGAACCTCGCCTCCTACGTGGAGATGGCCAGCAGGACCGCGACGATTCGGGCATACCGGGCGCAGAACGAGCACACCATGCACGCCAACGGGATCTTCCTGGTGAAGATCGTCGGCGGCAACGACATGTGCTCCAAGTGCGGTGCCTGGGTCAACAAAACCCTCTCACTGGATGGGACGCCGGCGGGTGACTACCCGATGCTGTCCGCCGTCGATGACCGCATGGTCACCGTGCACGTCGCCGGGACCATCGACCAGGCCCGTGAGGCTGGCTGGTCTCACCCGAACTGTAGGTGCACCACAGCCTGTGTCCTCCCCGGCGTGGACCCCGTCGTCAAGACCTCCACCTACTCACCGGAGAAGGATCAGGAGCGCGACCGGCTCCGAGCCCTCGAACGCAAGGTTCGCAAGCTCAAGCGTGAGGACCTCCTCGATACCGACCCAACTGTCAAGGCGCGCATCCGTGACACACAAGAGCAGATCCGTGAGCACGTCGAAGCGACCGGCCTGAAACGCCAGCGCCGCCGCGAACAACTCAACCTCGGCCACCAACGCCGCTAGACGCGGCCCAACCCAGGAGGTAAACCCACCATGGCTGACACCAACCCCACCCCCGCTGACGGCGCATCCAACGACGGCGCCGCACAGCCCCAGACCCCGGAGGCCGGGCAGACGCAGACCACGCCCC